CTTAACCCGCCCGAAACTAGGGATCGTTATGGAAAAAGAATTTATAGAATTATTTAAAGGCTATGAAGGTGATTTTGGTATGGCGGACATGGCCAACACTTCAATAGACTCCGACAAAAATAAAATTAAACCAAATTATGAATGGGCGGGTCGCCCGGTTACCACTACAGATTATAGAAATCATTTACTAGGAAAAAAATCAATTGGCATCCAGCCCTGTCGAATAGATGGAACGGTTCAATTTGGATGCATTGATATTGATCCACCCGATTACGGAACATTTAAAGTAGAAAATTATTTAGCCCTCTTCCAACAATATAAATTACCCTTAGTTCCTATCCTATCAAAAAGCGGTGGACTCCATTGTTATATATTTTTAACAGAACCTATTCCCACTATTGATTTAATAGAGGGATTAAAAGCTTTTCTGCTTCCTCTAGGATTAAAACCAACAACCGAGGTTTTTCCGAAACAGAAAGAATTACAGAAGGATGATAAAGGAGACATAAAACCAGGGAACTTCATTAACCTACCCTACTATAATAATGGAGGCTCAAACCGATATGCGCTAGATAAGAATAATTCTAAACTATCCTTAGAAAAATTTATAGAATTTGCTAATGCTTCTAAAATTGATAAAGAAACATTAGATAAATTAGTCGAAGAAACTCACAGAAATATATTACTCGGAACCAATGAAGAATTTACAGATGGGCCCCCTTGTTTGGCTTTATGTTCTAAAACTAAACTAGATGATGGCAGAGATCGCTTCATGTATAACTACATGGTTTTTGCTAAAAAGAAATATAAAGACAAATGGCCCGACCAAGTATCAGCAGCTAACTATAGTTATCTTGCAAGTCCTTGGGATAAAACAAAATTAGATTCCAAAATAAAAGCATGGAAAGGAGAAACTGCAGGACATACTTGTTATGAAGATCCCATCAAAGATAAATGTATGCGAAGTCTTTGCTACAAAAGACCCTTTGGTGTTAAGTCGGATAGCATTTCTGTATTTCCAGAAATTCAAGATTTTGAAATGATTGCCTATGCAGAACCAGAGTATCGTTTTAATGTCATCATGCCAAATGATGACAAGATTCAAGTAATAATTAGCAATACAAAACTTATGACTACTCAAAAAGAAGTTTTAAATTTAGTATGGCAACAAACTGGAGTTTATTTTGAACCTTTAAAACCAAAAGACTTTAGAGCTAAATTAAATGAATGGCGAAGAAAAGGTACAAAAGTTAAACCTCCTAAAGGAACGCAACTCGAAGACAGACTAGCAGAAGAACTCTATCAATACTGTATTAATGGTCCGCAGGCCCAGGAAAGAAGTCAGCTTCATAATGGATCTTGTTTTACCGAAGAGGGATTTCATTACTTTAGGTTTAATTCTTTTTTAGAACATCTCGGTAATGGGTGGAAGATTCCAGAAGAAAAAATTGCACAGAAATTAAAGGATCGATGTGTTGTAGAGTTTGATCATTCATTTAATGTTGATAGTAAAACTCTTAAAGTTTGTAAGGTTACCCAATTACATACTCATAAAATAGAATACAAACCCGTAGAACGAAAAGGAACTCATTATTAATGCGATATAAAGTAGTAGGACCACCCGGCACTGGGAAAACTAGAAGACTTTTAAATGAAGTCCACCGATATGTTCAAGACGGCACACCATTAAAGCAAATAGGATATTTTGCATTCACCCGTAAAGCTGCAGGTGAAGCAAGAGATCGATTTCTAGCAAAAAACGAGCACCTCACTAAAAAAGATATAAAATATTTTCAAACGCTTCACTCATTAGCTTTTAATAATCTTGGATTAAGAGAAGAAAATGTTATGCAAGAAGGAAACTATAAAGCAATTGGTGAAACATGTGGTATTCAAATTAAATATGCCTCCTATGAAACCAATAACTTCAATGGAATCTTTTCATCCAATAGCGAATATCTAAGTTTAATTAACCTAGCCAGAGTCAAACAAATTTCTGCGGAACAACAATTTGATTTAAATGAACACTTAACGTGGATCACTAGAGGAAAACTTCTAGCCATCGAAAAAGAAATAAATAATTATAAACAGACGTATGGGCTGATTGATTTTACCGACATGGTTCAAAAATTTTTAGACAAAGGCAAATCACCTTCCTTTAAAGTTATATTTGTAGATGAAGCCCAAGATCTATCTTTAATTCAATGGTCGATGATTAAAAAAATTGAAGAAGAAACTCAATGTGATGTATGGATAGCGGGTGATGATGACCAGGCTATCTTTGGATGGGCGGGTGCTGATGTCAATTCTTTTATTAAATGGAAATCTAGAGAAATTTTATTAAGCCAATCTGAAAGAGTGCCTCGTTTAATTCAGCAAACAGCTTTAAATATTATTCAACGAATTTATTTTAATAGAATATCCAAAGATTATTTACCGAAAGATACCAAAGGAAATATTTATCAACGATACAAGTTAAATGATGTTGATCTAACTAAAGGAGACTGGTTAATTTTAACCCGAACTAAATCATTATGGAAACCTATTCCTCCTTTTCTAAAAAGAAAAGGGCTATATTTTAATACAGTAGAAGGAAATAGTATCGGAAAAACTTTATACGAAGACATTCAAACGTGGGAGGAACTTATACAAGGAGTAACACCTCCGGATATAAAAAGACAAAGACTCGAAGAACTTATAGGAGAAAAAAATTTTAATATTCATCTTAGTTGGGATGAAGCATTTAAAAATGTTGCATTCGCTAAACGACAATACATGAAAGCGATGTTACTAAATGGAGAAGATTTATCTAAACCCCCTCGAATAAAAGTATCTACGATTCATGGAGCTAAAGGAGGTGAAGCAACTAATGTTGTTTTATTTTTAAATCAAACAGCGAATACTATCAAAGGTTCTAAGAAATCTCAAGCAAAACAAGAAGAAGAATTAAGGGTTTGGTATGTAGGAGTCACGCGAACTATTGAAAATTTATATTTAATAAAATGTAAAAACAAACGGAAAGAATTTAAAATATGAAAAATCCATATGATAAACAAATCGGCGGAACACATTATCAGAAATTTAAAATTCAGCCCAGTAAATTTGTAGTTGAAAACGAGTTGCTTTATCCAGAAGGATGCGTTATAAAATATATCTTGAGACACCGATTGAAAGGAAAAAAAGAAGATTTAAAAAAAGCAATTCACTTTATTGAAATGATTATTGAAAGAGATTACTCCGATGTATAAACCTTTACCCAAACAATTACGATTAGGTTTTTCTGATATTCATGACATTGGTGTTTTTGCTAAAGAAGGTATTGCTCAAGGCACCAACTTAGGTATGACCCATATTAAAATTGAGGATCATATTATTCGCACGCCTCTTGGAGGATTTTTAAATCACTCCGAAGATGCTAATTGCGTTAAAGTTGAACTGAAAATGTTTAACGAAGCCAATCCCTCACAACCTCTGAGTTATAAGAAATGGAATTTAATAACTTTAAAAAATATTAAAGAAGGAGAAGAACTTACATTAAAGTATACGTTCTATAAACTAGATGTTTGAAGCACAAACTGAATGGGTCAAACCCGAAGAGTTTCCAGATTTAAGACAAGCAGATACAATTGCCATCGACTTAGAAACCTATGATCCTGATTTAAAATCAAAAGGATCTGGTTCTGTTATTGGTAATGGAAAAGTTGTAGGCATCGCAGTTGCGGTCGACGGCTACTCAGGATACTTTCCGTTTGATCATGAAGGAGGAGGGAACCTTGAAAAAAGTAAGGTAATTCAATGGTTTACGGATGTTTGCCAATCTCCTGCGGATAAAATTTTTCACAATGCCATGTATGATGTCTGCTGGATTAGAAAAATGGGAATTAAAATTAATGGAAGAATTGTTGATACCATGATTGCAGCTTCTCTTGTCAATGAAAATAGATTTAGATTTGATCTTAACAGTTTAGGTTGGGACTATGTAGGTCGAGGTAAAAACGAAACAGAATTAAAAATTGCAGCTAAAGAATGGGGGATTGATCCTAAAGCAGATATGTGGAAACTTCCATCTATGTATGTGGGCAACTATGCTGAACGTGATGCAGAACTCACATTAGATTTATGGAAAGCCATGCAGAAAGAATTAAGCGACCAGGATCTAGGATCTATTTTTGAATTAGAGACGGATCTTTTTCCTTGCCTGGTGGACATGAGATTTCTTGGAGTGAAAGTGAACGTTGAAAAAGCTCATGAATTGAAGCGAGACCTAACATTATCAGAAGAAATGTTACTCCACAAAATAAAAAAAGAAACAGGCATAGACACCCAAATATGGGCTGCACGATCGATTGCCAAAGTGTTTGAAAAATTAAAACTACCTTATGAAAGAACTGTAAAAACCAATGCACCGTCATTCACCAAAAATTTTCTTTCTTCTCATGACCATCCTTTGGTTAGGACGATAGCAGAAGCAAGAGAACTAAACAAGGCACACACTACTTTTATTGATACAATTATTAGATACCAGCACCGCGACAGAATTCATGCCGGTATAAATCAAATTAGATCCGACAACGGAGGAACCGTTACCGGAAGATTTTCATATTCAAATCCAAATTTACAACAAATTCCCGCTCGTAATAAAGACTTAGGTCCATTGATTCGATCCCTTTTTCTTCCAGAATCAAATTGCGAGTGGGGATGTTTTGACTACAATCAACAAGAACCAAGATTAGTAGTTCACTATGCATCCCTAGATCAAGACGCAAGCGTCTTTAATGTTAAAAATGCCTATGCCGAAGGTGACGCAGACTTCCATACGATTGTTGCTAAAATGGCCGACATTCCTAGACCCCAAGCTAAAGTAATTAACCTAGGATTATTTTATGGAATGGGTAAAGCGAAACTTCAAGCGGAACTTGGTGTATCAAAAGAAAAAGCAGAAGAACTTTTTTCTATTTACCACAGTAGAGTTCCTTTTGTTAAAAGTTTAATGAAATCCGTTTCTAATCGAGCACAACACCGAGGACAAATTAGAACATTACTTGGTCGCCTTTGTAGGTTTCCTCTATGGGAACCAAATAGTTTTGGCATGCATAAAGCATTACCTTTTGAACAAGCCGTTCAAGAACATGGACCAGGTATAAGAAGGGCGTACACCTACAAGGCCTTGAATAAATTAATTCAAGGATCGGCTGCAGATATGACCAAGAAATCCATGTTAGAACTGTATAAAGAGGGAATTATACCTCATATACAAATACACGATGAACTGGATATTTCTGTAGAAAGTGATAAACAAGCAAAACGTATAACTGAAATTATGGAATCCGCAGTTGACCTAGAGATACCTAACAAGGTAGACTATGAATCCGGTAAAAACTGGGGTGACATACATTAAGGAGATAATTATGGAAAAAGTGAAACAACTTTGGACATTAGCAAAAGCTAATCCAAAAATATCTGCCGCTGTTGTGGTAGTAGTTGTTGCTATCTATTTTTTAGCAACTTAGGATTTTATGTTGAATGGCTTACTTGAACGCAAACATTCCTGCCACGTATGCGCAGGTAAGAAGAGAATATTTATATGACCTTTCCGGACATGTGGGAGAAGCTGAAGACTGTGTCATCTTTGGGATGGCATCGATTTCAGG